GTTTAAAGGTAGTAGTGTTTGTGCAGGTCCAACCGTGCAATCTACTCCGCCTCCTCTAGCTCCTGCTGTTCCTGTTCCAGAACCTGCTGTAAACGTGTATGTATTGTTATTGTAATTAAGAATATTTGTTGTAGTGTTGGCTGTAACTGTAATCGCATACCCATCAGGGTCTTCTATAACGCTAGTTATAAATCCATCAAATGCATCTACGTTTCTAAACCTAATTTTATCTCCTGTACTCCTGCCATGATTATCTTCAAACACAGTTATAACTGCGCTGCCTTGAGTCGTAAGAAATGGATTGTTCGTCAAAAGGACTTGAGACGCAGGTTCTATCCTATCAGGTCTTGGGTTTAATAGTGCTTGAGGATCTGCTCCAACAGGAGGAGCTTCTAGTTGTGGTTGTTTAGGATCAAAACATTCTGGGCAAGTTTTAAATCCGTCCCATTGTTCTTGTAGCCGATGTAAGCGATACCTTTGCCCACAAGTATCGCAAATTCCATAAGCTCGTTTACCTGATGCAAATGCCATATCATATTATAAGTCTAGGAGGTAAGAATTTAGAGCTTACCGAATCTATATCTTCGCTTGCTGCTCTGTCCCATTCTTCGTCATAAACTGATTTTAAAAGTTGTATCCTATCAGGGGCTCTTTTCATAGCTATGTAATAAGCAAGACCTGCTGTCATACAAGGTAAGAATCTAAACACGGCTTCCATATTATTAGTGTAGTCCCCTACGTCTTGCATTCTAGTCAAAGCGTAATATTTAATTACATCCGTAGAATTTTCTGGAGTCGGGTACAAATATAGTTTTGGTGTTATATGTCTTTCTAAAAAGAATTGAGTAGGCCTAGCTTGATCTGTTTTGTTAGGGGTGTAGAGGTAGTCAGACCTACTCAGTCTAGACATCTGGAAATCTGTGTTATCGCGAGATATAACTGCAGAAGTAATATCTACAATATCTGTTCCAAGACTTACTTCGTTTGTGCCTTGTGTAACAGTAAAACTGTGCTCAGCTATAAGCCATTGATTTAATCCTCTGTTAGCCCATTCCGCTATCATTAGATTAAGCGAACGACGAGCGGTCTCTAAATCGTAACCTGTACGAAGTTCAAGACCGCATCTTTCGTATGCTTCTTCTATTAATTCATCAACGCTAAGGTTAAATGAAGTAGTTCCTGAGGTAGCCATTACTAGCCACCATGCTTTTTCTTAGGCTTCTTAACCGTACCACCGTACTCATAGCCCATAACTTCACCGCCGCCCATATAGCCTTTGGTTTTTTTGCCTTGAGCATAATCTTGAGTTTTCTTAAACATATCTAATCCTTAGTTATAGTATGCAACAAAAAAGTCGCAGTTGGTTAAAGCTACATAAGCTCCTTCTGTAAAACGACAACCCATGCCTGGTATGTAGTGATCGAAAGATTCGTTCGCTGCAGATCCAAACTTGAATTGAGCTATTATTCTAGTGCCACTTGCGCTAGAACCATCATATATGATGATCTGTGCGTCAGAATCGCTAGATTGAGCTTGTACAGACTGTATCCTTAGTGAGCCTAAATTAGTAGCAGTTCCAGCTCCCGAAGCTCCAATAAAACCTTGAAGTCTTCCTGAGCTAGTTAAAGGAACGGATGCTTTTACATCTGAACTCATATTAGTCTCCTATTAAGCGTCAGCAAATGGTGTTACTAAAGTTCCTGAACCTAAGATAATACCTTCAACTGCATATTTTGCAGAAGCCATTGCAGTAACTTTTACGATACTACCAGCTAGTCCACCTTTAGTTGATCCATTCATAGTGATTACATCATTAGAAGCACCAGATATAAATGTTTTACCTGTAGCGTTAGTTACGCCAGTGTAAAGACCACCTACAAACTTATCTGTTCCATCCGTCAATATATCCATATCAGTAGCAGCTGTTTCTACAATAAAGTAAAAAGTTGCGCCTATATTATTGGCTTGGTTTGGATCAGTAGAATCACTTGGAGTAGTTGCTACAATTGAAGGTAAAGTAAATTTACCATCCGCATCGTTAGTAGTTAATACTTTACCTGCGTGTGCAGCTACTGTAAGCGAAGTGTCAGCCGTTAAGCTAACAAACGATGTACTACCTGCTGATATAAATCCAGCCAATGATCTGACTGGTCCTGAAAATGTTGATTTAGCCATATTTTTCTCCTAACTAAATGTGTTACACCATCTTGGAGTAAGTCTGCCGAGTCAGTTGGTATAACAAATTATCTCGGTATGAGATTATCGTATCAGAAAAAAATAGAAATGTGTAGAAAAGATAAGGTTGCTGGGTTGAGTAAGAAACCCCCAGCAGGGTTCCATTAAACTAATCGAGTGTTATGCTCCTGGGCTACCGAAGACGCAACGTGGATCCGAGAATCCAAAGCTGTATCTTTCTCTAGCTTTGTACCTAACATTACCAGTATCGAAATCTGCTTCCATTGAAGTTCTGATTGGTGAACGATTAAACATTTTAAATCCGTTCGGTGCATCAGTCTTAATGAAAAAAGCATCGGTGTCAGTCAGATAATGATTAACTGTATATCCCTCAGGAATCATACCCATGTTTCTCATGGCGTTAATGTCATTATCAGACGTGGCAACTCTGCCTGGAGTTTCCAATATTCTATCAGCTACGAATTGTAGTTCTTTAGGAATGATTAATTTCGTTCCTTGAAGAGCTACTTTCAAACCACGTTCGTCAGTGAAAGCTGCAATATCAATTAATGCTTGTTCAAGTGAAGTTTCACTTAGGTCAGCAGATGTTGAAAGTTCATTGCTCAAATTAGGACCGCCCACAGTTGGGTGATCTGTTGCGCAAAGTTCTTTTCCATCGCCGCCAGCGAAGCTTGAATTGAATGCATTATTTAATACAGCTGCTGCCTTGACTTGCTTAGTGTTTGACATACTTCTTGCAAGCGCACGAGTGTACCTGGCCGACAATCTGTCGTATAGGTTATCCTCTACCGCTTCTTCTGTGATGCTAAACGCTAAAGCTATGGTTTCGTGGGTATAACGTGACGTGAAAGCCTCTTGGGCTGAATCAAACGCTACGCCTGCTCCTTCTGATTTAACGGGTGCTTGATCAAAGCCTGTTAACATTACTTCTTCTTCAAAAGCACGATCAGAGTTTTCAACGTCAAAAATTTCTTCATGTTCGTTTTCATATCTATCATACTCAAGACCAAATAATGCATTCAGACCTGGAAGTAACTCTTTGACTAATTGTCCTCTGGAAATTGCCATCTAAATTACTCCTTATGTTCCTGCAACAGGACCTCTATAAGCATGTTCATTAATGAGAACAACTAAGTTCGCATTATTGCTTGAAAGGTCTCCGTTTTTATCATCTTGAACTACGCCCACAACTTTAAGCTGAAGTGCTGCTGTTGTTGCTAGTGTACTAGAGTCGAGCTCGCGAGTAGCTACGCCAGTTGTTGTACTGCCACCAATACCATCAGTATCTGCATTTCTGCCGATAGCTGCAATAGTTGAAGCACCATCCGCCTGAACAACAAACAATTGATTCGGATCGTCATAGATATAAGCCTCTATGTCTCCGCTACCAAGTGCCGTTGTAGATGCTGGATAGTAATTCTTAAAGGTAGGAGTTCCGTCAGTAGCTGTATAAAAAACATGCGATAACACACCTACGTTATTAGCAGAACCAGCTGCTGATCTTTCGATGTATCCTCCATTAAATATAGTTAAGTCACCTTGAAAGATGCTTGTACCATATCCTGATGGATTGATGTTATATTTATTAGCTTCTTGAACGGCTGAACCGACATTGAGACCTTTATAAGGTTTTAACCCAAAGGCTTTATCTACATTTGCCATATTCTTTCTCTAATTTACAAGAATTATTATAAAGAACTCTTAGTTGTTTGACGAACCTTGAGTTCCACCAATTGTTACGCGCGACTGTCTGTCTGGTCTATTAATAGACATGCTGGGGTGCGTACCATCTTTCATCATATCGTTATCTACAGCATCCATCTGACTTTGCGTTTTACTCGCAAAGTGGTCAGCTCTTTCCTGTACAGTTTCGATAGGCATTCTACATAGTATTAACCCACCAACACCAATCACTCCTTCAAACTTACCTTCATCAATTGTTGGAGATTCGAAGTCAGGATATTCGTCTGATCTAACAGGCTCCCATCCTTCTCTCATTTTGGCCACGACGTTCTTACGATCGTCTTGTCCTCTGATTTCTAATCTCACCCAACGGTGAATGTAACCCTCAGGGGGTGTAGGTGCGTCTAAGGCAGACGGGGGAGCCCATGGTCTTCGCGCTACTTGAGTTTCGCGAGTTTGGGCTTCGCGTGGTTGACGATTTTCGTCAGTCTTTTTATTATTGTCAGTCATTTACGTTGCTCCACGTTATTCAACATATTTTGCGTACTCTTCTAAAGGCACACCCAATTTATTTGCTATTGCAACCTGTGAGGGTGTGAGTCTCACAGTTTTGCGCCCTGGCTTTGCACTTCGCTTTGCGGGTGCTACCGTCTGAGCGGGTTGGCTCGTCTGAGTTTCATCATTAAATTTATGAGGGAACTCGTTTCGAATCCTATTATTAATCTCATCATAGTATTCATTGCTTGCGGGGTCAAACCCTTCTGACAACAAATCTTCATGAAAAGCAAACGAGGTCATAGTCATAGCTTTGTCGTTTCCGAACCAAGGATTCTCTTCTGCCCATGCTTGAGCTTTAGGATCTGGTTCAGAATACTCTTGAGGCTGTGGCTGTGGCTCTCTCGGAATATCCTGTGTTACCTGTTGGGGTTGCGCTGCTTGCGCAGTGCGCTCTTGGTTTAAAGCTTGTACGCGTTGAGCTTCAACGGCAAGAGCTGCTAGTTTCTGTTGTGCGTTCGTCTGTGCATCGATATCTGCTTCTTCGTTTGCTTTTCTTAAAATGTTTTTTGTTGCTTCGGTTTCAGCTGAGATCCTATTGGCTTCAGCTACAATATAGTTACTATCTAAATTCGTTTTTTGTTGTGTTAATGTTTCGTTTTCTTTTTTTACGTTTTCAGCAAATTGCGTTGCTGCTTGCTCTCTTCGTTCGGCTTCCCTTAATTTAGCAGTCAGCTTATCGATACGCTTCTTTACACTTTTACTGTATTCTTCGTGATCGTCAGCTTTTGCTTCTTCGGGTTCAGGCTCTGGTACTACTTCCGCAGCTCCCTCGTCACCTAGTACAGGCTTAGTAGGTTGCTGAGGATCTATAGGTAAAGCTCCCCCGTCGTCTATGTCAACATCCACCTCAGGACCAGTATCATCTAACTGTACTGTTTCCTCAGCGGCATTCATATTTAGTTTATGCTCAGGCATGGTCGTTCTCCATGGTTATTAAAATTGATGCAGAATTGCTTCTGGGTCTGGAACCGTTGCGATGATTTCATCATCATTCAACAGTTTTATTTCTCCACCCTCGATTTGTATCCTTGATCCTGAGTATCTTCCAATCAATACCCAGTCTCCTGGTTTACACCAAGGGCCAGTAGAAAATCTTTCTCCGTCGTACGCTTGCGGTCCGACTTTTAGTACGTAGCCAAGCAGCGTTCCTATCTGCTGTCTCTCACGAGTTTCACTCGTTAGAACAATACCACCTTCGGTTTGTCCTTGGCCCTTGTACGGTAATATCATAATCCTCCACCCTGTTGGTGAAGGCAATTGGTCTAGTAATTCTGAATCTAATTTATTAGGATCAAGCGTAGTCGCGTCTCCTTTCTTCTTACCTGACTGGTAAGCTTTCTCTAAAGCAGACTTGTCCGCTTCTTCTTTCTTCCATTGTTCTTCCATTGCTAAAGTGCTTGGATTTGGCATTTATATCTCCTGGTTTTTCATTAGTTGTCGAATCTCTTCTCGTGTGTAATTCAACGCCTCGACTTGACCAGTCAGATTCTTGTAATGCTCCCAATCTCGGACTTCGCCGTTGGAGAGTATTTCTTGAAGTTGCTGTTCTTTTTCATCTATGGCGCGCAGTACAGCTGTCGCGAATTGTAGTAAATCTATGTTGCTCCCCCTGGTGGTTGATAAGGTTGGTAGGCTGCAGGGACTGGTATAGATGTTATACCTCCCATGTCTGGTACTCCAGCAGAGCCATACGGGTTGTTTTGATATTGTCCGCTTTGATACGGGTTATAGCCTACGGCTGGTTGCCCAACCATATAATTCTGTGCCATTTCAGCAGCTTGTT